GACAATCACTTCGCACCAATACAATTCTGGATTTTCATATTCAGCATCAGGTCACAATATTGAATCAGCAGACCTTAATGGTTATATCAACCCCTCAACAGTTGCGGGAACAACTCAGACTCTTAGTGGTGTCCAGTTTAATTGGACAAGTCCATCACTTGAGGCTGTGCCAAGATGGAAAATAAAAGAGGCTGGGCTGAGTTTTTCTCTGGTGGAGTCGCTTCAAGGTGCTGGCCTTTCCAATGTAACGACAATAAATCGAACAATAACAACTACCACCACAACGGAAACGCAAAGTATTTTTGGTCAATAATTTTATTACTTTGCCCTGTAAAAGTTTTTGCTAATACAACTGTTGCTTCGCCTCAATCAAATGCTCAAGGGGTAGTAAACAATAATGCAACAATGATAACTCCATCAGCATTGCCCCAGAATCGCTACAGTCAAGGAATTGTTTGCACCTCGCCCAGTTTAACCATAACTCCTTATTTAACGGATGCGTGGTCATTTAATCGACCTACTGAACAGTTTACCTATCAAGATATATATGACGAGGACACAGGGGCAGTTAAGTACACCACCAAAACCCCTAGATTCGAGAAAGATAATTACAACTTAAATTATGGAATATCTATGCAATTTAATATTCCTTTAGGTAATGGTGGGGAACTTTGCAAAAAAGCTGCAAGGGTAAATATTGAAGCTCAAGAGTTATTGATCAAAAAAACTAAATTAGAAATGGCACTCTACAGATTAGAAGTATGCTCAAAAATGGCTCAGAGTGGAGCAGTTTTAGTTGGAAAACACGCTGTTACTTGTGAAGATGTAAAACTAATTGTAAAACCAAATCAAGTATTACCTCATACTCATAAAATTAAGCAGTAGACAAGTACAGGAACTTGCCTACCTAGACACCCTATCCTTCGCCAAAATAAACAGGGTTTTTTTATTCTACTTTATTTTTTTTCTTTGTAAGCTTTTTCACAATTTGTTTTACTAATGGTTTGACTGCGTTAAGAAGTAATGGACTACTGGCAGCGACCAAGCCGATAACAGCAGTAGATACAAGAGTAGAAACTTCTGGAATGAACTGATCTTTAAACGTGACGTTTTCATAAAGAGTTGTGCATATAGTTCCATCTTCACTTCTTTTATGACCAATAACACGTTCTAATTTTTTTTCGTTACGAAAATCTCCAACTCTTTGATCTTTCGAGGAAGGACACTCTACAAACTTGATTTCTTTTTTGTCTTCTTTAGGTTGCTGTACTTCTGGTGTTTTAGTTTCTGGCATTGCTGGCTGTTCGGTATTAACAGGCAAATCCTCTGTAATTACCAACTGATCTGGTCTGTAGTCAATCGGATAAAAACTAGGAAAAACAGAATCACAAGTAGTAAACACTCCGTTTGGATCATCAAGTAAAAGTTGTGTATTACCAGTATTTTTTATATCTCTATGCTGATAAGTACAACCAGCTACATCTATTTCTAAATTTGTTGTTATTGGTAGAACAGGATTAGGGTTATATATCTCAGGAATATAAACCTCTGGAATATTTACTTCTCTAATACCTATCTCAGGTATTTCCATCTATATCTTTGGCTGTTTAAACTCTGGAATTGTTGGCCCTGTCATTTCTGGTAAGCCTTTATCTAATATCTTTGGCATAAGTCCTTGTACATTACCAAGAACTTCATTCATAATCTTTGCTTTGAACTGTTCAGAACTAAGGTATTTGTAACCCATGTAACTTGCACCTAAAGTGCTGGTTATGAGAACGAATGAAGCTATACTTAAAATGTTAGCTATTTTTTGAAACATGATTCAACAGGCAATAATTAGGGCAATTAGTCATGGACTTATTATATCAATGCTAATAATAATTCCCACACTTGGGCCTTTATACCTCATAGGTGGCATGATGACTAGACAAATGCACCAAGATAAAATTAATTAATTACCAAGGTACACCAGAAGTCACAGTAGGAGTTTTAGATTCTGTAATCTGTGCAGCAATTCTTGTTTCAATAGCTGTTACTTCATCAGAACCTAATGCAGCTTTAGCCCAAGCAATAGCATTATCTTTACTAACAGAAGCGTATGCAGTAAACGAACCACTATCAGCAGCAGCAAGCCCTACAGAACCATAAGAAGAGCCTGTATGAACTACAGCAGAATCACCACTGCCTACAGTTTCAGAATCACTAGCCGTCCAGTGAACAGTTGTAATAACGTCAGATAAAGAACCGACAGTTTTTGTTGAATCTAAGGCAGCAATATCCCAAGTAACAGCCATAATAATAAATGTTTAGTTTTATTTTACTTTGATTCTACAGGTTGTACAACATCACTAAGTTTTTCTAATTGTTTTAATGCACCTTGATCTTCCATTATTGGTTGCATTAGTTTATTTTTTTCTGCTACTTTTTCCTGTATTTCTCTTTCTAACATTTGTGCTTTTGCAATATTTAAATCAAGGCGAGTTTTTGTTTCGTCATAAAGTTCTTGTGGTGTATCCATAAAATTAATTTAAGTTATCCAATATTACTAGGCAGCTTCTAAAGCTGCAACTTTGGTTTCCAACACCTCTATTTTTGAAATTGCTTCTTGTAATGCAGCAGTTAGTAAAGGTGTAAATTTTGAATAATCTAAACCTTGAGGAAGAATAGCATTTTCTTCTTTTACATCTCCTACAGCTTTACCATCTGGAATAGTATCTCCATTTGTATAATATGTAGTTTCAACAGCATCTTTTACACCTGTTATAGCTTCAGGAACTGCTGATGAAACCTCATGTGCAAAAAAACCATCAACTGTTTTATCTGGTTCAATTTTAAAATTAAATCTATATGGTTTTAATGTTTTTAGTCTTGTTATTCCATCAGATATTAAAACCTCATTTTCTTTAAGTCGATAATCTGAATTTGTATCAAAAGTTGTAGTACTAGCAGAAGTTACAATTCTTCCAACTTGAGATAATGAACCTGTTCGCATAAATTTAAACATTATCCGATCACCACTATCAGCGACATGAGCCATATTTACCATGTTCTTAGTGTGACTTGCATTATTTACTCTAAAGCCAGCTATTTCATGGTCTGTTGACGGTTCTGTTATGCTAAATAGTTCATCAGCAAGGTTAACGCTTGTAGTATTTATTCTTAATCCACCATGATGGTCAAGACGCATTTTTTCGGTCAAAGTATTTGCTGCTGTTCTTACATAAAAAACGTGTTGGTTTCCAGTACTGGGGTTATTAGGACTTGTACTACCATTTGCATAATAGTTAATACCACCACCAAAAGTATCACTTGTTGGATTACCACCTCCTAAGGTTATCGCAGCACCATTTAAGGCATCATTAAAAGTTGGTGCCGAGGTTGAAGCCTCTGATAACCCTGCACCACCTGTAATAGTTAAAGTTTGACTTCCAGCACCAGCAGTATGCCTTTGAATAACTGGATATACGTTATTTGCTCTTCCTATTAATAAGCCATTTCCAGCAACACCACCATTCACTTCTAATGTTTTATCGGGATCTATTACCCCTATACCTACGTTCCCACTTGTAAGTACAACTAATCTAGTAGCACCTTGGGTTACATCTCTTAATAACAGTCCTCTACCATCAACAAAATTATTAGCTCCACCACCAACTCCAAAATAAAACTCTTGTGTACCACTTTGAGTATTTTGCATACGAATAAGACCACCACTTGTAGTACCTCCAGATTGGGCTAATACTCCAGCACCATGACCACCTGTTACATGAATAGCTTCACTAGGTGAAGTTGTACCTATACCAACCGCTCCAGAGGAAAGTATTGTCATCTTGGTTGAGGCATCAACTTGAAGTTTTATTGTGCTACTAGCATCTGCATCACCTGTATCTGAAATAATCTTTAGATCAGTTCCATTTTGTTCAATTGATGATCTGGCACTATTATCAGTTATGTTTATTACAGCCCCAGCATCACTACTTATAAAATTTGCAACTCCATTAGCTGTACCAGCGTTAAAGCAATATACACCATCCGTTATAGATGAAGTACCAAATCCAATTTTATCATTTCCAGCATCAACAAAAAATAAATGTGTATTTGTATCGCCTTCAATTCTAAAATCTACATCTGCCCCACTTTCATTAAAAGTTACTGCTGAAGTACTTATTTCTAATCTACCTACACCGCCAGTTGCCACGTTAAAAGTATCAGCAGCAGAACTAAAAATACCTGTATTTAAATCATCTCTAAAAGCTAATGCAGGGGTACTTGCAGACCCATCTTCAAGAGTTAAAGTGCCGTCAAGTTGTAAAAGTTCTATCCATGCGTTATTAGCTGAGTTTCTTATTTTTAAAACACCAGCCGAGGTATCAGCCCACCATTGATATGCGTATGTTGTTGCTGGACTAGATGAATTTGAGTTATTACTTACAATTGCAGCAAGGGCATTATTTAAATCTGTACGAAATGCCGCCCCTGATTGGTTTGCTATTACATAATCATGAGTTGCCATTACTTAGTCCTTTTTATTTAAGTATATATTAGTTGATAACTTAAATATAAACATATTTAACTACCTTTACCAAACCCGATTGCTGTATATCTAAAATTAAGGTTTTTGAAATTATTGCTTGAGTCTCTCACCTCTATGACAAATTGAGTTCCTGTGATAGATGTAATTTTAAAATAATCACCAAAAACAGCACCTTCAAGAGTTATTCCTACTGTTGGCAAAAATGCAGTTGTTGATCCTCCAAGAGAACCAGTACCAGTAAAGAATGGATCTGCAAAGGTCACTGTTTTTGCAGAAGTTCCAGAGGCAATAGATGTATTTACTGTTTCTGTTCTACGTTTTACACTTGCTTCAAATCCAAGTTCAGTAACGTTAATATTTTGTGCTGGGTCATCTGAAGTAAGTTCAACTTTAAATTTAAATCCTCTTGCTGTATATTCACCGTTAGCAAAAGTATTAAATTGAGTAAAGTTTGCTCCATAAGTACATGATTGACTTGAGTTTGAACCAGAAGTTGCAGAAGTAACATCAAAAGTATTTGCATTAGGAACTGTTTGTATCTCGTAATTCCCATCTGTAGCAGTACCAGAAGTAAAATCTATTACAACAAAATCTCCAACAGAATACCCATGACTGTTTTTTGTGACTTGTATTGCTGTTCCAGACTGCGTATATATTGCACTTACAGAAGTTGCTGGGTCAATGTCTGTTGTAGCAACTAACAGCTTTGCATTGACATCATCTGCTTGTGTTCCGTCAAATTCAGTCCATGTATCAATGTTTGCAGATCTAGAATCAATAAGATCATTAACAAGAAGTCCAGAAGTTACAAACCTTCTTTTAAGAGTGAGGTTAAATATTGCTCCTAAGTCAACTTTATTTTGAAACTCATAAGTACCGCTTGAATTTATGGGGCCAGCAAAATCAATATTGGCTAAATCATCAATATTTTGTGTTATATCATCCCAAAGAGTAGTTCCATCTAATAACAACCCATCAAAAGTTGCATCATAAAAAGTATTTACTTTCTCTCCTTGAAATGGTGGTGAATCAGTATCTTCTCTTTCTGTAAGTATTATTTGATTTGGTTGTGGATCTGGCTGTGTGACTATTATTCTTGCTGCATTGTCTGACCTGTTTCCAGTATCATCAATAAATTTAATACTATAAGTTCCTGTTAATGCTGGGACAAGTGTTTCTGTGATATTTCCAGCAAGTTTTGGGATTATTTCTGTAGAGTTTTGAAATGTTGCCACTGCTGGATCAACAGAGGGTGTATGCCTCACTGATACTGTGCCTCCATGAATCACGTCAACAGCCGTTGCAGGGTTAAATCGTAGTCGTACAAACTGATCGGAAACAGGTTCTAAAGTTAATCCAGATGGATCTTCTGGTAAAGCTGTTTTTCCTACAGCAGTAAAATTATCTAGAGTTGAAGTTGTTGAACTCAAAACATTAAAAGCATTATATGTTTTTACTTTGAAACTATAACTGCCTAATCTTGATTCAAATAATTCAAAACTTGGTCTTGCAACTCTTACTCTTTCTGGATTATCTTTTTCAAATTGAAACTCAACTAAATATTCTTTTGCACCTTGCACTGGCTCCCATGTAAGAAAAATTTTAGATACTGCACGATTATTTAAGACAACAATTTGTTCTGAGGCAGAAAGGTTAGATGGTGATGGTTTTTCATCTAATAAAGTTGTTATACTTCTTGGATCTGCTGCAACTGTTGGATCTTCTACTTGTGTATATTTATTTGTATCATGGATAGTTGCAACAATGTTGTAATTAGACCTATCTTGTTCTGTAATTGAAAGCACTCTATATGTTTGAAATTCAACAGATGTATTTTCAATCGCCCAAATACTATTAGCTTGTGGCACTGCTGAAAATGCAGAGCTTACAGTAATTGTTTTATCAGAGATCGTACTTATTGCTCTTGTTTCCATAGTGCCATCAGGTAAAACAACAGAGAGTGTGGCTGAATTAGCTGTTGTCAAATCAGTACTATTAGAATCATCAACAATAATTTGAGTGGTAGAAACTCCAGTATTTATACGACCACCTCTACGGACTCCAGCCCTTAGTGAATCAGCAATACCTATTATTGTAGATGGTCTGACGATTACACCAGCTTCAAGGGTTGTAGTGAAACTTACAACCTCACACTCTTTCAAATTTGAGTACAAAAACCAACGACCTAAACGATTTGCTTGACCTCTTGATGTACAAGCAAAAGTTTTTATAGTTTTTCTAGTTCTGCCAAATTTAGAAATTGAATCAGATAAAGTTGTGATTTGATCTGTTGTTATTAGTTCATAGTTGATGTTCTGAGTGTCATTGTCAAAGTATGAAACTTCAACTTCTGTAAATTTTGTTCTTTGTCCAGCACCTTGGTAATTAAATCCATTTTCTGTAACATTTGCATTAGTAAATAAGTATTGGGGGTCAGATGTTCCTGTTGTTAAGTTAGTGGGTCGATCTTGAGACAGTTGCAAAGTTCCAACACCATAGAAAGGCATTGCGTTCATTATTGAACAAAGATCGTTAATCAGGGTGTATGCGTCTTGTTTTTGACTTAAAATTATATTTGCTGAGAAGCGTGGTTCAGTTGTTTCAGTAATAGGGTCTGTTATAAGTTCACTAGAGTAAACACTTGCTGAATAAAAAGAAAAGACATCTAATGAATCCTCTTGAATAAGTCCATCAGTTCCACCAAAACCTTTATCGGTTGTCAGAATGTCATATAAAACCCAAGCTGGATCTGAACACCATTCTTTATCAGTTTTAAAAGTACCATTAAAAACATAATCTGCTGGGTAAATAACCCTTCCGTTATTAGAGTCAATAGTTGTTCCATGGGGAACCTTGATCTTGGTTCCCTTGATTTTGTATTTTCGGGAAGGGAAAGAACCAAATTCTTGAGCATTAAATCTAAGTGCAACATAAGCAAAACCCTGATATGCTCTAGCATCTGTGAGAATTTCAGTAAAAGATAAAAAATTTGAAGCGTTTTGAAGTTTACTTTCTGTTGAATCAGCAGTATTTCTTATGACTGTAACTGTTAAAGGAAATGATAAAGATGATGCAAGTTTTATTTCATAATCTTTTATATATGGACTTGTTGCTTTCCCATTTATTACATCTTCAACTACTGGATTATGTACAGTACCATCATTTTCAGTAATTCTAATTGACATTTTTACTTCTACCCCAACAATATCTCCGTCATCTTTAAACTCTTGCAATGATGGAAACTGCAATGAAACTCTTAGACGATCAAAGGCAGTAGAACTTGTGGCTCTAGATACAGATGTAGAATTGGTCACTGCAACACTGACAGGTACACTATTTGCTGTTAAAGGTATTTCTTGTAATGCTGTTTGATTTGATGCACCATTTTTAAAAAAAATTTCAACATTTTGAAAGTTTTCATCTCCATTTGCATTTAATAATGGAGTATTATTTAAAAATACGCTTTTTCTAAAAGTATCTGACCCACTACCACCAATATCAAAAATTGAATCTATCTCTCCGTAACCTAGCAAATCAATCACTGTTGCAAATTGTTTTGACCTAAGACCACCATCTACTAAGTCAGGATCAACAACCTGTCTTTTAATGGCAGCTAAATCTTCTCCTCCAATAAGTTCTGGCATTTAAGAAATCTCCTTCACTATTTGGGCAGTGTCTACAGAAGAACTGACAATTATAGATCCAGAAACTACAAGTCCATATAAAATAGGGATCGGAACACCACTGGAGCTAATATTTTGAATACCATTGAAATTATATGATCCACGCATTGCTGGGTCTGTATCACCAACAGAAGAAACTGAAGATGCTGGTCTTTGAGGGGAAAGAAGAGAAGTAACACCATCAATAATCATTGATGTACCAATACTTGTTAAAAGTCCTCCTACACCTCCTGTCAAAAGAGTCGCTCCAATGGATAAAGCATTGTTTGCAACAAAATTAATTGTAGAACTAACAACGCTAGATACTGTATTTACAGCACCTTTAAAAACATTTGCTACTCCTCTGAAAAAACGCCTAGCACCAATAGCAACAGGTATGATTTGTATATCACCACTGGCACTCATATTTAATAAGTCATCATTCACAGAATTACCGCCTATTTTTATTTTGTAAAATTGATCGTTCATATGTTTATCAATACCAGCAAAATTGGCTCTTAAAAAACTTATTGCTTGTTGTGGTGTTTTAACAGCAGCCTCAAATGTTGACTGACCTAAAAACTGTCTTAATTTTCCATATACTTTTATTTTTTTAAGCTGCATATCTAAAAACCTTCTTTGTACCTTCAATATAATCTAAATCATATAATTCTCTACAACTTAATTTTTTAATTTCATGATGCAAGATGAGTTGATTTCCTAAATACAAAGCAACATGACTAAGTTTTTGATCTGGGCCTTGCATGAGTAGGACATCATTCTCTTTTATATTATCTTTTTTAACTTCAATAAAACCAGATCCAGTTAGTACTTTTTCAAAATATGGATCATCTGTAAAAGCTTTAATTTTTTTTGGTCTATCCCAATCTTTTAACTTTATTTGTTTTTTCTCTAAGAAATAATCAGTAATTAAATTCCAGCAATCCTGTTTTGCCCAGATCCAAGTTCTGCCAATAAGTGATGGTGCTTTCCAATCAGAGGGTTTAACAATATTCCAGCTTTTATGTTCAATGCTGTAAATATAATATGGATAGCCAACATATTCACAAGATGCTCTATCACCATCTGAAGGCTCAGACGAGCCTGTAGGGTGACTATGTACAACTCCAAGTATTTCACCTCCTTTATCTTCGCACTCTGCCCAATCTTCTGGGTCTAAAGCAAAAAATTCAAATATATCTTCTGCAATATTTTTACAAGGCCAAAATATTTCTTTACCCTCAACAATCGCAACTAAACCACAAGCTTCATTAGGTGCTTTTTCTTCTGCATATTTAATAAAATTACTTTTCCAATTCATTTTTAGAAATTTTGTAGAGTACCGACTAAAGGAAAATCTGCTCTAGTAACAAGTTTTTTTGGAGCACCTACACCAATCAAGTCAAAAGTGCTTACTAATTCAAATTGTACAATATCTCTGTTTTCTGTCACTTTTCTTTCAATAAAATAAATTTCTCTTGGCAGTTCACTTGAAGGGTCAGGAGTTCCATAAGGATTTATAGAGCTTGGAAAGTTGACGGCATCTAAAAATCTACTGAGTGTCCGTCTGCGTATAACTTTTGCTCCTGTTAAATCAGAAAAAGCTGTTGTTTGATTTACTGTTTGCATTATTCCTGTAATAGTCCCAAGAATATTAGAAAAAGTTAATGTTGGTCTTGGTAATTTACCCTTACCAGAATAAGCAAAACCATCTGACTCACAAGGCATCCTTGAATATGTATTTGATTGCCAAACTAAATCATTGTTGTCTTTTAAATTAATACCAGAATGAAATAAAAAAACAGTTTCATTTGCTATTGTTGAATTTACATTAAAAGATACATTCCCACTGGTGGACTGTGATGTTGTTCCTGTAACAGTAAAAGTGTTTGTTGCAACTGTTTGAATGGTATAAACACCATCTATCCCATTTCCAGAAGTAAAATCAAGGCTTAGAATAAGGCCAGCAGAAAAACCATGTGAGTTTAGTGTGATAGTAATAGTAAAGGCTGACTGCGAATATGTGGCTGTTTTTGCAGATTTTGTGTAATGAACATCAGCTTTTAATTCCACAGAAAACAATTCAATAATTGATTTATTCGTGAGTTCTTGTAGTTCTGATACAGGGTTTGCCATTATGGTTCAAATACTTCTCTAAATGTTGTAGAAATAATCGCTCTATTGTTATATGGTATTGATTTTGACCACGAATCACAAACAAACTTCCCTGCTCCAGATAAAGTTATTGATACAGCAGTTTCAGTAATTGTTGCACTTGAAGCGGCTGTAAAAGTAAAAGTATTTGCATCAGCAGAAGAAACAACAGCATAAGAGCCATCTGTTGCACCAGAGGTAAAATCTATTGTTAAAACATCACCTATCCCTACTCCATGATTTGTGATTGTTATTGTTATGGTAGTTCCTGATTGAACATAAGTCCCTGTTTTTGTAAATCCTTCTGCTGGTGGGGTAAAAGTAAAACTTGCCTGATCGTTTACTCTACTTCTTAAAAATCCTTCTATGACATCAGCCTCTGTTTCAGACACGTTAAAAGTTAAGTCATAGATTTTAGGGTCTTGTGTTAGTGGTAAACCAAATATAGTTCTAAACTCATAACCATCACCCAGAGCAGTCGTCCTAATTCTTGGATTACTTTTTTTTCTAACTCCATAAGTAGGAGTGATTGAAGGAAATGTTGCCATTATGGATTTAATAAACCTCCTGATCTTTGTTCTTGAACTATTGTACTCTGAACAACTGAAGCGATAAGTTCACCAAATTGTCTACCACCTTGCTCTGCTGATCCTTGAGTGTCCATACCAGAATTATCTACATTAATTGTGATGTTGTTTACAGTGCCACCTCCCATTTTATTATTTGGAATTATATTGCCACCTTTAGAACCCATCTGCAAAATTTCAGGGCCACGTTCACCTACAACATAAGCACCCCCAGCAGATACAGGGCCACCACTTGCTCTTCCAAATAATCCTCCAATAAATCCTCCAATACCACCGCCACCACTTTTTTTACCACCACCAAAGACATTGCCCAAGAATCCACCAACTGCGTTTCCTAGACCAGAGACTGCACGTTGCATGGCAACCTCTACTAACTTTCTTTTTAGATTATTTAATACACCTGTAGCAGCTTCAGCTAATGACTTTGTACCCATAACAGCATCAGTTAATCCTTGAACTACTCCATCTTCAACACTTTTGCCAATCTCCATAAATGTATCTTTTAAATCTTGTGCCTCTTGTTTCGCTTTTTTCTCAGCTTCTGTAAGTTGTTCAACGCCTGTTTTAATATTTTGAGTTATAGGAACAATATTATTTTTTGCTTCAAGTTGATCTTTTACTTCATTTGTAACAAGTCCTTCAACCTCTGAATATTCAATTATTTTTGGTATAAGTTGATCAACAGATCTTTTAATTTTTGGAAAAGGATTTTCAAACTTTGGAAATTTAATATCTAAATCTACTTGTGGTAATTCAATACCGCCAAGTAACTTTCTTAATGGTTCTGGGATAATTTCAACAACTTTTTCAAATGCTCTTTGAAAGAACTTAACTATATTTTGGGCAGTACCAGCAACTAACTTTCCAACACCTTCAAAAAAATTAACTACAGGTTGTGTTGCTTCTACAAAGCCATTTATAAGATTTTCTCTTAATGTAATTAAATTTCTTAAAGTTACACCGATAACACCACCAATAACTTTGCCAATCAATTCAACATTTTTACTTGTTGTTGTAATTGCTTCCTTTATACCTATCCAGCCCTGTTCTAAATTAAATAATACGTTTGTAGATTCTATTCCTAAAGCTTGTGCAATATTTTTCCCTATTTCTCCTACTGCTCCTACTATTGCTCTTATTGGTGCTATTACTAACTCAAAAGCACTCTTTAATGCTTCAACTGTAACAGCAGCAATTTTAAGAGAATCTCTAATTACTATTCCTATTTCAGATCCTTCAGTAGTTAGGTTTGTAAATGCAGTTCCTAATCTTGTCAGTTGTCCTTGAATTGTATTTTGTGCTGTAAATGCAGCTTCAGCAGCAGTGCCTTGTGCTTTTGCTTGATTCTCTAGGTTTTTGTTAAAGCTTACAAGTTGGTCATTTAATAAAGGTAGAATTGCCGTTCTTGCCTCAACAGATCCAAAGAACTGAGCAAGGGTTTCTTCACTAGCTCCACCTTTTGCAACTAATTCTTCTAATACTCCTCCTAATCCTTTCGTACTTAAAGCCGTAGCACTAAAATCAATTCCTAATTTTTCAGCCGCTTTAGCTGCCTCACTGGTCGGCTTTTGTATCGCAGCGATAACTTGTCGTAATCCAGCAAAGGTAGATTCAACAGGAACACCAGTTGCAGTGACAGTAGATATTGCCGCATTAAGTTCATCTATTCCAACACCAGCACCAGCCGCTATAGGTGCTAAACGACCTATCTGCTGTGCGTATTGATCAACAACAATTTTACCATCATTCTGTGTTTGTATAAATCCATCAACTAACTTAGCCGCTTGATCTGACTCAAGACCATAAGCATTAAGAACAGAGGTAGTAGCATCAGCAACAGTAGCTAACTCAGAAAAACCACCAGTTGCACCTAACTGTGATGCCTTTAATACATCTGTAAGCTCTGAAACCTCACCAAAGCCAGCAGATGCCACATCAT